CAGCTAGTGGATTGGTGACATTAGGTGTAGGTACAGGTGGCACTCCTGAACTGTCCTGATTTGCAAGAGCTTCTTTCATAGCTAGAGTATTGGCATCTGCTACTGAAGTGTCACCCCCAGACAATGTATTAGGATCGTCATATACGTTAGGTGGTGCAAAAGATCGCAGTCCAGTTTTCTTATCTCTTTCACCAGTACCAAACCAATCTGGCTTGTTCCCCATTAGCCAACTCCATTCCCGGTTGGTCATTGAAGAGATTTTCTTTTCACTGGGAGGTAATCCCTGTCGGAGTTTTTTCCTTGCCTGTTCGTATGTTATTTGCATGGTGTCCTTTGTTTCTCTTTTATTAAGTCCGGTATTATCCTCATTCCATGATTGGTCTGATTTGTTTAAAGATCGGTTACGTTTTACCGCTTCTTTTACCGCATCTTTTTCTGTTTCAAAAGTCTTAATTTGTTCATTAGTTTCAGGATCAAGATACTTATTATTCTCAATTATCTTACCTGCTATACCATCATCTACATATTCCCCATTAAAAATAGTAGGGACGTTCATCCATCTGCCTTTTGAATCTTGTATGGTTACAGAACTTTCTGAATGTTTTTGTCCATACTGATCCTTATAAACCTTCCTCCCATATTGTGTTTTAAATGGAGTCTCAGTTAATTTTAAATTCTTATGAGAACCATAAAATTCCTTTTCTTTTTGGGATACTTCCTCATCAGTTAAATCTTCAAGAAAATTGAATGGTTCCGGCATTGTCCTTTATGGTGTTACGTATGGGTTTTTCCCTGATGAAATTGGCACGTTCCCAACAGTGGGGACGGATACAATTGATAGACTACCGTTATATACTTTCAGTCTGTAAAATGCGTCAGTTAATTCATCTTTAAATATAATTGATCCCGATGTTATTACATTGTCTCGATCAACTTTGAGAGTAGACTGTTCCTCATCAATGATTAAACTTGCCAGGTCGTACATATATTCCGGCTCATACTGAAGCGGAGGACTAGGTAATGGTTTTTGTGTTTTCATCTTCTACCTGAAGCTGTAGCACTTAGACGGACCTCACCAAAACGGAACTCCTGGTCAAAGGGACTTGAGACCTTCAAAAATGCTTGTCTGTCAGTGAAGCGGCAATCACTGTACCCATCACTCTCCAATGCAAACGGTCCGTGAGTCTCACCTGATGCGTCTGGAGTTTTCCCCGTAACAACTTCCAAGCGGAGTCCATTGGCCCCGGCATCTGTATCTGTCAGAATTTGATTAACCGACATCAATCGATCACCTTTACCTAATTCAATTGCTCCCGTCTCTGCAAAACAGAGGTGATTTTCGTCGGCAACATTGGGATGTAATGCTGTCGATACTCCTTTTGCAATTACTCTATTTACTAATGTTGAAAGTGCGGAAACATCTTCTGGTGCAGAGATTGTTGATCCTCTTACAACAGGAGTGGCAGAGGTGGCCGGGTCCATCTCATGCCGATAGAGATAACCATCAACTCCTGCTGCCACAGGATAACCCAACGCATCTGAGGGTTCCCATTGACTGCGTTCAAGGTCGCCTGTCACCCAATGTTCCTCCCTGTATGAATAAGTGACATATCTGGTACAGAATGAATCCCCCTCTTTAGGATAGAACCAGGTTATCTCACCAAATTCTGGATTATGACCTGCTGCTATCAATCCTTCCACGTCCAGGTTTATGTCTGCAAAAACATAATCCCCACAATCCGAATTTAACTCTTTTACATATCCACCTGTATACGACCAGAATCTACCCCTGCTCATCCAGGCAACAAAGTCCGCGGACCCTGCGATGCATTTCATCCCAATCGGTCCTGCACCCTCTGTGAGTCGTTCTACCCCATAGACATATGGAGGTCCCAAATAATTTGTACGCCAGACGTCCGAGGTAGTGAAAATTAAAACCCCATAGCGTGTTTTAAAACCCCCCACAATCCTCCCTTTTGTTTGCAGGGTAATATCCCCTGCAGTATTTGTAAGTGAAGGATTCCAGGTTGCTGTTCCAGTTAGTGATTCTTGATTTGCCCACTTTATCAGTCTTTTGTTACCATCTGCGCCCAGGACCATTATGTGTCTCTCAGGAGTTACCAGAACTGCAACATTAGTTGTTGGGGCACTATCGAGAGGTACTGGAGGAGATACTGTCTGTGTTGTATTATCAAAAACAACTGCACCTTCATTCCGGTATTGCCAGGTGTGTGTTCCACTTCCTGCATCACTCCAAGCAACCAGACTCCCTCCACCCTGTGCTGTGGAGAGTTTAAAATTATTTGCAGTCTTATTTGCTACATAATAGTCTGTATGAACAGACAGTCCGTCCGGTAGAACACCCAGTGATGATACCTCGACAATATCGTCATCATCCAAACCATGACTTGCAGATGTAATCAGTAATTCAGTAGAATTGCTTGCAGTAAATGTTTTGTGATCAGTTCCCCCAGTTGCGACAGCCCAGTGCCAGATTGTACCTTCCCCAGAATTAACAGCAAGTAGATCGTCGCCCATATTATCCATAGACCACAATCCACCTGCAAAATTATCACGGAATGCATTTATGTCCAGAATATTTGGATCATTTGACGGGTATCTTGGTGTGCCATAAACATCACCTCCATCAGCAGTTCCACCCGATCCGTCCAGGTTCCTGTCACCACCATATTCCAATGCTCCGTAGCCCATTCCGGGTATTGCAAAATCGGTTTGATCTTTAAAATTAACGCCAGAATTAGGGACAGAATATGGAGTTGCATCGAAGATGGGTGCATTTGCGCCAACTATCTGCGAACCATCCCAGATTTGTAAATTCTGTGTGGAACCTATAGCCAGATACCTTGATCCATTTGAGAGTCTCCATGAGTGCAACCCACGGATTGCATCTGCACCTGTATGAATTGCTGGAGTGATAACTGCTGCTGTGCCAGATGTTGAACCTGATACTACAATCGTTGGTGCAGAAGTGTAATCTGCGCCTGTGCCTACGATTGTAACATCATCAATAACTCCGGAACTGTTGGTTGTATAAGTCCCTGAAAATGAACTACCTCCTCCTCCAGTTGCACTTAGATCGCCTGTCGCAGATGTTGCATATCCTGTCCCGCCGTTCGTAATTGTCAGAGTATGGATTGCCCCTTTTTTAACAATCTGAGTCGGTGCGAGTCTCTGCCATCCCCCAATTGGTCTCAGTCTACCTTCCGAAAAGCGGACCAGGTTCCCGTCATACCAACGATTCCTTGCCTCATACTGGGTGGAATTTCTGTAAAACCCTGGAGGTATTTTAATTGGTAATAGTGCCATTGTTTTTTCTAACTTTATATTTTCTGGATCGGAGACTGATTGACATTGCAGACTCTAATTAATTTCTGACCCATTGCCTTACTTTCATTATCCGTCAGTTTGTTTACTCTTCCGGAAGGATACTCTTTCCGCATTTCATTAAGGTAGCAATCGCACATCTGACCAACTAAAAACGGGGGGGTCTGGGGTGCTTTTAGTTGAAAGTTCTGGACACAAAATGCCCACATTGACCGCAACATTTCTACCGGATAATCTCCATGAAACTTTGGTTTGATCGGTTGTATTTGTTTGCACCCTAAAGTCAGGCTCAAAATCACAAATAAAACCGTTATCAAGCTCAAGTTCAATTTCCATTTATCCATACGTCCAAACGGTTGGCCTCGGTCCCTCTTCAGGAGAGAGACTGTCGATGTGGCAGAACCTTTTATTGTGCGGACCTTTTTGAGATAGGCCAATTCCAGATATTCCATGTCTCTGTGCTATTGCAAAAAGTCGCATTGCATCCGCCCCACTTATTAAAATATCACAAGCCTTGGCCTTAGTGTGTGGGCCGTTCCTGCCTGTTGTAGAGATGAGTGCATTTCTGCTCTGGCAGCGGAAACCTGACGTGATTTTCAACGGCCTTTGCATCTCATCCCGTATAGACTGAAGTATTTTCATAAACTCTTCATCCATATCACTCTTACCACAGCATGAACACGCCATTTCGTTAGTAGTAAAGTTCTTGGTAATATACATAGCTATTCCCCCTAGTATAACCCCATTGAATTGTCGTCTAGTTCCAACCCACATGGGATTAGTAATCGGACTTATTTGCCCGATTTACCCAGTGATTCTTTTAACAGCTTTACTAACTTATCGTCAACATCCGAATCAGTTTTCTTCGCCAAAGTTTCCAACAATAAAATTATGACCTTCTCAATTACTTTGCTATTTCCTAGCATACTGAAAGCCATACTCTTTACTACTCCTGCAATTATAAATGGCATCGCTATCTCCTTTTCCTATATTGTTCATGCAATTTCCTTAAACGATCTAAATGATCCTTCTGTTCTTTTGTCATTGCTACTCCTTTGCTATCAGTGTTTCCAGACTGTTCCTATTTTGATCTACTTGGAATTTAATGAGCTTAACATCCCCTGACAAATTGGACACAGTAATTAATAACCATGTAATTGACCCAATCAAAATGCCTCCTACGGATAATATAAGTGAATTAGTATTCATTATTAATGATTATTAAATCTGTCCCTTGGGTCCCTTCTACCTACATTAATCCTTAAATCAGTAAGAGTTGATTCTACATCCCTCATTTGACTTTCAAAGTTTTCCTCTGCCATATGTAGGTGTTCAATATGTAATTTATTATCCCGAGCTATTTTCTCAACATCCATAACAGTAGCAAATAACCAGCCTACAATTCCCATTAAACCAGCAACAACAAGGGGAGTGAATGTCTTCACCAAAGTATGCTCCGCCATATTTTGCATGGCGTTATTGCCATTCTTATTAGCCATTAGAAGTTAGAACTTAGAGTTTTATTAGTTTGCTTTTTAGTCTTTATAGCAGGCTTTGTAATTTTTTTGGTTTCTTTTTGCCATTTATCTATTCTCTCTAAATCTTCTGGCTCAGGTCTATTCAGAAAGCCCCATAACCTTTTAATAAAACTCATATACTTCCTCCTTTTTTTAATTTATATCTTCCCTTGCTTGCTTCCATTTCTTCCTCATGTTCATGATCTTTCTTCTCACGGAACCAGTAGTCAGTAGACTTTGCAAGGACTGCAACGTATGCACCACAGAGGATATTAACCAAGTCACGGCTCGATTCTTTAACCTCCGAATAGAACAATAGATACAGTAGAACCAGAAACGTAATCGCATTGGCAATTGATATGGTAAATCTTGCCCAAAAGTTAAGAAGTTTCCTATTTTCAAGCGCACTTCCTGCTCCTCCAAATAGTGATTTGTTTATCTTCATTCATGTAATTAAGGAGTTGTACTTCTATATTTCATAGTTGTGTAGAGTTGCTTTTACACAACCCTACCACAATGTGTTACTTCTTCTCTACGAACTCATATAGTTCCGATGCCTTCCGCTTTATATCTTCAATGGTATAAGAATCGGGCTGTAGTTCATTCCAGAGTTCCTGATTTGCTTCCCCCTGACCTTGGGCAAGTTCCCAAGCGAGCGAGAAATAATCCTGGCTGCGTTGCACTTGGCCCTGCAAATAGTCTTGAGCCATTTGGAGGATTTTAAATCTGAGTTCAAATGGATTACTAGACATAATATGTCCTTTCCTATGTGTGTGTTTGTGTGTGTCTGATTGTTTTGTAGCAGGTGCAATCATAAACCTGTATTTCGGTCAAAAATGTCCGATTATTCACCTTCTGAAATTGTAAGTTCTTCTTCTTCGTCTTTTGGTTTTTCTAAATCTACCAGTGCTTGCTTATATCCTTCTGCCTGAGCCAACTGCGTTTGCAGAGTTGGAATCTGTTGCCGAAGGTCTGAGATTATTTTGTCGATTTGTTCAAGTGTCATTATGCGTTCTCTAGTGCTGTTACTTTGGTTGATAGTTCTTTAATAGCGTTTACTAACATGGGAATCATGTGTGACCGCTTTATGGAATACTTTGTGCCATCTGGTGTTAAGTCCACTAAAAGACTTGTATCATTACTACTTCCGTAACCGAGAGATTGTTCAAGTTCTAATATAGCCTGTGCTGAAAATCCCACTTCTACTGAAGATTTTTTATGCGTTCCGTCTGGTTCAGCATCAAGTATATCTTGAGCTGTTACGTCCACCAGATTGCCATCTTCATCTTCTGTTTCAGGATACCAAGACCTCTTATCCCATACATAAGTAATAGGTTGCATAGCATTAATCCAATCTAAACCACCATCAAAATTAGTTATATCCGCTTTATCCCTAATGTCTGAAGTTGTCCAAGCATCTGTTTCAGCATATACAGAGGCGATTGAGGTGTTGCCAATACAAACGATATTTGAAGCAGTTGTTATTTGACCAGATGGACTATTTGCTCTTAATGCATCCGTTCCTATCCCAATGTTGTTGTGCCCTGTTGTTACATTATATGCTGCTGCATAACCGAAACCGCAGTTATAATCACCAGTGGTGCAACTTCCAACAGCATAATCACCAAAAGCAGAACATCCCACACTATCATCACTAACACGCATTGCGCTATAACCAAAAGCGTTGTTTCTGTCTCCTGTCGTATGAACTTTTAGTGCATCCGTACCAAAAGCATTATTGTAGTTTCCTGAAGTATTAGCTTCAAGTGCTTTCGTACCAAAAGCATTGCAAACTGTACTGGTAGCGGCTTTTAGTGCATGAAAACCAAAAGCACAGTTATCATTGGAATTATTGGTCGATAGTGCTTTATGACCCATTGCGGTGTTTTTAATACCTGTCGCACACGCTGTTAATGCGTCATCACCAACTCCGACATTATAATCACCAGTTGAAATGGAATCAACGGCATTCGTTCCAATACCAAGATTATTGGTTGCAGTAGCAACAATCTCTGTTCCGTTGATTGTGTCTCCGCTGATTGTTCCACTGATTGTTCCGCTGATTCTCACACTGCCATTTACATCTAGTGCATAGCTTGTAGAATCACAACCGATTCCCACGTAACCAGAGGATAGGTCAGCAGTTATAATTTTAGATTTTACAAATGAATCAGCGGCATCATTCAAAGACTCTAACTTAACTGAACCTTGATAGTTTCTTAATCTACCTACTCTTTCGCCTGAAGTGGCAGTTGCATCTTCCAGTAAGAAAGCGCAACCATTAATATCGTTCGTTTTAAGATGTAATCCAGAACATACGCCATAACCTGGATCATCAGTTCCGATTCCCACGTTGCCAGTTTCGTCAATAACCATTGCAACTGATGAAATATTACCAGTTGCAAAAACTATATCCTGCCCTGCCGATGTACTACCTTGAATAATTAAATTACCCCACTCATCAAACGGATAACTTGCCCCATCGTCACTTCTATATATATAGCCAGCATCTCCAACATCTGCGGTTGAACCATCAACAACAAAAGTCGATCTGTGTTGATGAAACGAAAGTGCACCTTCTCCACTTATATGAAGTGGTGATTTTGGGAACGTACAATTGATGCCTACGAATCCATTATTTTGAACCAATAGTGCTGGAGAACCACCGTAGGCTATGCTGGAAATTAATTCCATCATGTTACCAGAAGACGTGCTGTAGACCTTTAAGCCTACATCTGATCCTGAATTATTAATGTAGAGGGCTTGGTCGGCTCCATCCTTATCAATTTCAACAGCTCCGGAAAAGGTTGTTTTTCCACCATCTGCAACCACAAGTACATCAGTGTCATTATCCTGCAACTGCATTATATGACCAGTAGAGGTACTGTTAATCTTCAGACCTACATCCGTGCCAGCATTGTTGATTACAGTTGCATCAGAAACTACAAGTTCGGTATCAACAGTTGTTGTCGTTCCAGAGACTGTCAGATCACCAGACATAATGACATCACCAGAAAATGTTCCTCCTGATTTTGGTACAATCTGGTCGATGCTCTGGTTTAGCATCGGCCCCCACTTTTCAGCAGTGGAATCTGCACCAACGATGGGTTTCAGGAGATTTTCTGATGTAGTGTTAAATCCAGTATTGCTAAATTCCTCTCCGTGAGTCCCTCCTCCAGAACTGTAATAATATAATGTGTCGGTCGTACTACCAGAAGTAACGATGGTGGTCTTTCCGTCAGTGCCGGGCGTTCCGGTCTTAGTAACTCCGGTTGTGTACTCAGATGCTCCTGAGTTATTTGATGTGATCGAAAATTGGAGGATGTGACCTGAGTTTGAGGCATCAGCTTGATCGAAAACAAAAGTGTCTCCGTCCCGGAATGTCAACTTTGGTGCAGGGCCACCATCAATCGTGAACTTGCCAGATGCAACTTTTACTTCGTATGTAAACGTACTCATATCAGTTTTAGAACGTAGGGTGTTTGGCTAAAATTATATAATTAACGACCAGATACGGTTGCATGATGTTGTGCGATCCATCTCCGTATGAACAATTATCAGTTGTCGTAAGACGAGCAGGATTAGTCGTAGTGGTTGTAATTCCGGTGAGTTTTGCATCAGTTGTCACAGAGTGAGCGTGATCTGCAATGGTGATTCCAGTGTTTGCTGGGTCTGATGTCCATGTGCCATCTACCCCACCAGCGGAATCAATATCAAGTCGATATGTTCCAGTACCACTAGACCAATCATTAACGTATTCCGCAGTATGAGAATGACCGTCATCAGTTATTGCGAGTACTGCTTCACTGGTTTTTCCACCTGTCTGATCTCCAATATGATAGTGAGTAGTGTCTGTTACTGGATGAATGTGACCCGGATCAGTAATTGGATGGTCGTGCAGTGGAATTTGTGCTTCTGTCAAAGTGTGAGTTTCTGTACCGGAGCCTAGTGCCAATGCTCTTGTTGACCTGCCAGATATTGTGTCAGTGTTATAACCGACAGGGACTCTGGAACGGAGGTCTGGAAGGGAAAATGTGGATGAATCATTCGATGATCCTATTCCATAAGTCGTACCGATTAAAGCAAAAAGTGTTGCATAGTCACCTACTCTTGCTAGAGAACCTCCGTTACATACAAGCCATTCTCCCCCGTTTGTAGTTGACGTCGGTGCTGTTGATATGGGGTACATCTGGATTGTACCTATTGGTAGTGCTAAAGCCAGCAACTCCGTAAGTTTGTCGAGTCCGGTGTTGAGTGTTCCGCCCCAGGTATTTCTATAACCACCGGGAGTGGGTTTTTCTACTGCAAAGTTTGTTGTGTTTGCCATACTAATCTATCTGAAAAGGTGTCCATGTTGTGTCTGAAACTTCCTGTCCGTCCCATGAAATGTATCCAAAAGTTAAAGTAGTCCCTTGTACTGTCTCTACTCCGAATCCAGCCCATTGAAAAACCGGAGCAGAGTACATTGTTCCAGTACCTTGTATATAACTGGTTCCTCCCTTCAGTAATCCTCCAAACATTAAAACAGCAGAATTAGCTGATGCTTCAGCATGTGCAGATTCCCATTGTGCTATTCCAAAGGACGAGACTGAGGTAGTAGCATCAGTCTCAGCAAAAGAGTGAATTATACCTTTACCAAAGGTTCCCTGACTAAATTCTCCACCACCAAAACCGATTGTTGTGTCCATCAGTCAAGTCAGTCAAGTTGTATCTTAATAGAGGATGAGTTGAACTTGAAAATATCCCCATCATTTATTGTTTTGGTTGTAGTAGTGGAAAAATCTGATTTTTGCAAATTCTGGAAGGCAACTAAGTTTCCTGTAGAAACAGCATCATAAATCCCTATCCATCCAACTATCCCCCAATCTGCAGTTGCAGTTGGAAACGTGATTGCTGATGTATTTGTTGCCTGTGCTGTTCCTGTACCTGTTATCGTGAATGCACAAACCTGACGAGCATACGACCCACCGGAGACCTCAGTGCCAGCAGCAGAATCTGATGGTGTTGCAGTCAACAGTCCGACATAATAGTTTGTGGGTTTCGTGAATGTTGTTGAACCAAAGACATGGTTCATTATTTTGTCTTCTAAGTAATTCGTTAGTCCTGCCATGATAGTTTATCCAAATGGAGTGAATGAAATCGAAGGAGTTGAGCCAGAAAATCTAATTTTCTCGTCCTGTTCAATAATTTGCTGAATGACCTGTTGGTATTTACCAGCCCACAAACCTACTCTTTCATCAGCTTGGAGATATGGGGCAGAGTGCATTAAGGAACCGTAAAGGTAGGCATCTGGATGAGCAGTTAATAGCCAGTTCGTTGAGTTTGCAGAAAGTGTTGGGATCTTAACAAAATACACAACCTCAATCGTATATTCACTATCTGGAACGGGTGCAAACTCGATATTATCCTGCACGATTGAGTAGTAAAGTGGTTTACCAGTGGCATTCCGACTCCGAGCAGCATCAAGTTCACTAAGATTCTTATATGTCAAGGGAGTCATTGGGTCAGTCAAAAGATCAATATTTTTCATCCCCATAAAACCGGGTGGTAATTTTACATACTGTGAAGTAATGGGTGCACGACTCCTTTTTACCATGTCACGGATTCTAAGAGTCCGGTTAAACTCTGCTTCACACATCGTGATAAAGTCAGGTATCACAGATGTTAAATCAGACCTGTTTAAAAAGTCTGCTATTGATGCTTGTAATTCTGTATAGTTACTCAGTGCCACAATTCTCCGTGATGTAGACTTTTAACTTCTTGTGATAATTTGTGGTCGATAACACAAGGTATTTTTTTTGTTTTGACTTGTTCCCAGAAAGCAACATAGTCTTCAAAAAACGCTGGAGTCTCCCCAATCTGCCGATATTCAAAAAAAGGGATCTCCAGAACGTCGAACACGGGCATATTCATTAGGCACATACCCAATGCTACCCCTTCAACTTCCTCTGTCTCAGGCAACCTTGCATCTGGGACAATCGAGCCACTTTCCCTGTATGCAGCAAATTTCCTTGTTGAGAAATCTACCAGATAGTTTACTCCTACTATGCCTCTCCCTCGTGCCAGCATCCTATGTATGGAATCTTCTGGAAACGTCAGTTCCGGTGCCAGCATTAAAACATGGGTTGCTTCCCATGCGATTGCATCACCTATTAAACGATGCCTTATCTCTGGCAGCACACTGCCATGAGTTGTGAATACTTTTATTGAGTGTTCTCCGTTAAAATCGGAGTGCTGGAAATGAGCAATCATGTTCGATAAACACTCAACAAACTTACTCGGATATGCTTTCGTTGTTGAGGCTATTACTACGGCAACTTTTAAAGTTGTCCGGGCCACGTCCTGAACGGTTTGTTTTCGGGTGCGTTTGCCCACTTTTTCCAATCTTTTGGCGACCATCTCTCCCTTAATGACTGATCTAAAACGAATCTTGGAATACACGCTGCGTGACGAACCTCTTTCGATGGTTCAAGATCAGACATGTCTTTTGCCAATTTAATAATTGGTTCAACATCCTCCTTTGACTCAATCGTGAAGGTCTTGTCGTGTTGATCCCAAGAGAAGGTTTCAGTCCTCCCTTGAGACCAATCGAGCAGAGTTTTTCTGCTTGCAGACATATTACGAAACTGTTAGGTCGGCACAAATGCCAGAACTAGCTTCGTTTTTAGCGACCAATGCATATTCCACTAAAAGTGCCTTCTTAGTTGCATCAGAAGTTTTGGCTACGTCTTCCTGCTTGAAATCTCTGTAATATGCTACAGACCAATACTCAGGGTCTAAAACAAATGCAGATGTTTCACGCTGGAAACGGTTCGGGATAACTTTTAAGTCACCAAAATCGGAAGCATACAAGTCTGCTGCTGCTTGGATTTTGGATTCCCCGATCATTTGACGTGCTGAAGAACGTCCCGTGAAACCACTAACCACACCCTTGTTAAATGGGCCTACCATCAGAACTGACGGATCACCACCACTTGAGTATGTTGCCTGAATTACTGCTTTCAGGATGGTTTCT